GAATCGTTCCTACAATGTACCCGAGGGACGTAAGCAGCGCAGCCCACTGCTCGGGAAGGGTTACGTTAAGTCCGGTCTGTGCCCTAAGCCAGGCGTATTCCTTTCCGCTGAGGGTTTCCTGCAGAAAGCCCTGGGCTGTTAGGGATGACCATTTGGATTCATTTATTTGAGGCATCGCAATGGGGTTCCACGGTTGCTGATTTTATGACTATACCACTATAGGCAGTGCGTTAGGTAGGAATACAATTGGCTGTGTGTTCACCCCACTACCAGCAAATATAACCCCCGTCAGGACGCACAAACTAGACAAAACCCCTGAACTACTTATAGAAAGGACACGGCTTGACCCGCTTTCACTGCTAATCAAGTAAATAAAATTTGTGTGCGGACTTACATACAGGCCGCTGCTTAATGGGCTTCCTCCAAGGTCCAGCGTGTTCACCAGTGTTAACGCCGATCCGATCCTTGAATAAGACCGTACTTTTCCGGTGTTCTCGTACGTTATTACAAATCCTTTAGAAGAGGTGACAGCGTAGGCTGTGGTGCCGGTAATGGTTCCGTTTCCAATAGCACTAAGGGCTCTGGTAGTCATGTTCATCTGGGCCAAATATATCGTGTTGGCAGCAGAACCCAGCAATGCAATCAGGCCTGTATCACGGTCATGCCCGGGTCGTTTGCTTCCGGCGCCAGTAATGGTGAGATTAGAGGCCGAAGAAACCACATTACCCGAAATGGTCATAGCGTCAAATCGTTGACTCACATTGGTCGAAATCGCAATAAACGTATTGCCGTATCCCTTTTCTCCTACCGCCCCAACTCTAAAATCAAGGAAGTGATCCCATGTAACAGTGACTGGAGCGAACGAACTAGGTGTTCCGTATGAATATACAGGAGAAGACTGAAAGGACCACGCTTGTATACCAGCTCCAAAATCACCCGCGCCTGCTGTTAAAATATACCCAGGATTTCCAGGTGCGCAATACAACCCACCAAGCCCATTAGTGACTAACGCTCCAGGGTCACCACTGTGGCGCTGAGTTAGCGTTGATCCACTCCAAGCGAACTGTCGGCAATCTGGGGTTGCTGACCCACCCACGAACACGAACGATCCATTAGAGGCCACACCAAGCTGCGAAGTGTACGGTATGGCAATGTCTGTGATAGCGGAAAACGATGTGCCTCCCGCATTTATACTCCAGTACCGCAAACGATTTAAGTTCGCGTCATTGAACACGATCCATTCATTAATGGCGAACGGAGACAGCGGACCCTTGGCTGGGAGAAAGACACCAATAGGCATTAGGTGATTCCGCCTGATATCACCCACTGAGTAGCACTTCGCTTCCACAATGACATCAGCTTGTACTGCCCAGGGCTTTTGGGGTCCCCGCGTAATGTGTCGGTGGTGATCCCGACGGTGGTCTGACCAGCCCCGAACTGACAAACGTCAATGCGTGTGTCCACCGGAAAGGCAACCAATGTGTTGGCTGGAATGGTCAACGTGTTCGCCGCTGCGTTGTTCATCTCAATCATTTTGCCTGCGTCAGTGAGAGCCAGGGTGTAGCTCGTTCCGGTCTGCAGGTTCTGTCCGATGTATCTGGTCTTGACGATGTCCAGTAGAGCTCCATCCGCAGACACGTCCCTACCATCGACAGTAGTGGCGCCTGACATGACTATGTTGCCAGTCATGGTGCCACCAGCTAAAGGCAGGAAATCCCCACCAACAGCCCCTCCTCCAGTTCCGCCAGACAGAGCCACTACTTGCCAGTCAGGGCTTACTGCACCCTCAGTGAAGACTATCCCAACCCCGTAGGCGTTGTTGTTGATGACACTGTTCAGTATTCCTTTTACGCTTGCCGCCCATGGTGGGTTACCGGCAGGCCAGTAGTTGACAACTTCATCAAAATAACATCTCTCGTTCCCTAGAAGATTATCTACCCTAAGGTAAGCGTGAATAACGGACCCCGGTCCAACGACGTGTACGCCAACACTCACAGCAACAACACCGGCCGCTGTGGGAGTAAAGGTAAACTCGCCCTCAATACTGCCATTAATGTATATAACGACCGTATGAACCAGCCCTACGTTGTTGACGTTTACGTTGGCGGTTACTTCAGTGACCCACCCACCACTTGGTCCAAGGGTCCACTCATTTCCACTGTTGCATTGCTGTAGGACGAAATTTTCCGTCCACGCCATGGAGTCCATGGGTGGTGATTGGACTGGGTCTGTTGTTGCTATGGGTGCTGGTCTGTCTGAAGTCTGTTCGGCAATGCAGACCATCGTCCAATTGCCGTCACGCACTACGTCACCAATGTACCAGGGAGCAACGGTCGTGGGGTACAAGCCCCGCCACTTCATAGCGGCAGCGTATACACTGTCCAGCCCGTCGCCTATCTGCTCACGAACGCCTTGCTCATTCATTTTGTGAATGACGTACGGCATCAGAACATTATGCCTGGGTATACCACCCCTGAGTCAGAAACCATTTGACACGTCACCCAGTATATCCGGCCTGTTGCGTTGCCAGATGAGCCAGCCGACTTATGCAGCGACATGGTCATGTAACGTGTACCGTCAGCAAACTCACGAGCTTGGGCCACGCTTAGTCCCCACTCAGAAATCGTCTTGCTGAATGTTTGCACAGTACCACCGACAGAGGATGACAGGTTGGCTCCGAGGAATAAAGGACCTCCTTGGATACCAACGTCCTCAAGCCGAATGGTTTCGTTCGGTGCGAATATCTCTTCTCCAAGGATTCTGAACTGTATGGTACGGATGGTCTCTGCTAGAGGTATCTGAGCTCCTGCCTGCGGAAGCAAAAGTTGCAGTTCTTCGGAGAATTCTTCGGTCGTGAAAAAGAAATTAACTGCGGCAAAGTCTGCATTTACCGTCAACGCATTGTTCGGGTTCGTCCATGCTCTACCAGCGCTTACTACACTGGAGGCGGTCGTGAATGGAAGGTCTGACGTTGTCGCCATTAGAAGGACCAGACCAGCGTGTACTGGTTGACACCGGCCACTCTCTGGAACATGTACGAAAGTATCTGAGCCGCGGTCGCCGATGTGGTCGGGGCTCCAATGACCCTCTGGCCAGTGATTCCGGCGATGGTAATTGCTCCGGCGCCGGTAGTATTCCAGATCATGACCTGCCCCTCTACCTGATATGTGTCGCCCAAATCCGTATCTGTCGCGGACGGAAGACCTGCGAAGGTCAGTGTTAGTGGAGCGTTATTGCTTATGTAGTGTCGGTTGGCGATACTGACATCGATTGTTGCAGCACCGGTGCCCTGATCGTTGAGCTTGTGCCGAATCGCCCCGTTAGACTTGAACGTGTTGAAGTACGGTACTGGGCACAGAAGCGGGCCACCAGTCGCCCGGTTAAGGCTTAACTGCACGCCGTTCCACGTCTGAGAAAGTATCTGGTTGTTGTCGGGCAGGACTGCAAGCTGGTCCAGGGCATCCTGCGCCTTTGCGTCAACGTCAGCGAGCTGGTTCCAGTTCACCCCATCAAGGCCAGCAACACCAGGAACCACGTTCAGCAGCTTGTGAGTGCCAACGTCTAGGTCTGACGCCATCGCGTTGAACCCGTCGAGGTTCAAGCACCGACTGATGGCCGCGGCGAGATCCTCGTCGTGGAAGTCATGCCTCTGGGCAATTATCTTGATGTTGGATGTCTGGTCCTGCTGCCATACGGTGGCGCCCGTGAAGTCAGGGTTTACTCTAAGGACCTTCTTCTGTGCTTGATTCCAGGGCATTGCCGTCTCCTACTGTGCGCCAGTCATATGGAACCGGAGTCCCGTGCTGCGCCAGATTATGCTCTCGTTAACCTTGGCCATGCGTATCAGCAAGGCCACTGCGTAGCCATAGGCGGACACATTCTGCCAGCCCTTGGTGGTGATGTATGCTCCCTCGGATGACCAGTAGTCCTGGTCCCAGTAGGATCCCTCCACGCTCGGTGGAGAAGGCGGGTTGATCGCCCAAGAACTAGACACGTACGAAGAGGGAATTAAGATCGGTACGATGTCAGGAACTTCGTAGTCCGCGTAGCCCTGTATTTGAATTTCACCAGGACGTGCCATTGTGCTGAGTACTTGAGCGGCCGTCAGGTGCTTCTTCGTCCCAGGGTCTCCCATGTAGTTGAATGCGGTCAGTGCGGTGAACTGGATTGGCTCTCCGCGATCTGATGCAGAGACCAGCAGGGACACCACATTACCATCAAGGGTGCCTGCGTACAGCGCCTCGTTGTGCACCTTCATGCAGGGCGTGTCCCATCCCTTGAACCGGCACCACTTCTGCGTGACCGTGTTCATGACGTGTTGCTCGTAGGTGATGTAGTCGACCGGAACATTGAAAATCATCAGGCCGTCCTTCTGGTAGTTGACCACATCCCACCCGAACGACGATATCGATCCTTTGGTACGGTTATTGATGGCGTTGTGAATTAGTCTTGAGAATGCGGACACGTCCGACACCCTGCCCTGCTGAACAATGGTGGACAATGCAACATACCCGTCCTTTGTCATGATGATCGCATCAGAACCATAATTGCAGTACCCACGTATGCTCAGTGGTTCAGCAGTCTGGTAGCGTCCAATCTGCTCGAAGTATCCGGCTGACTCTGGGTCATCTCCCTGGTAGATCAGCACCTCACCGGTGGATAACACGAACACGAGGAAGTCATCAGAGCCAAGTCCAGCGTCCTGCTGAGTCCACGACATGGCGAACACCAGCTTTCCTCCCCGAGCGAACGACCCAAGGTCAAACTTCTTGAAGACGCCCTGGTACGAACCGGCCTGCGTGAAGTAGAAGGCGTTGTCATTATCCTTCCAGTAGTACACCCTTCCTTTGAAGGACAAGCATCCGATGAAGTCTGCCGTTAGGCTTAGGGCGACGTCGGTTCCTGCTGTGCTTATATCGGTCAGAGAGGCCCCATTGTATATCTGAGCCACGTCCTGTCCGTTGCACATGATCAGGATACCGTTCTCGGTGGCCTTGCGGAAGTTCTCGGTCTGCCAGCGGTCATTCTGGTACGTTCCAGTAGCAGCAATTGGGGTGATCGCTAGTCCGTCCGTTATGTCCCACACTCCACCATCGGAGGCTGCTATCAGCTTCGACAGGGCCGCGTCCTGAAGACCTGCTATGGTCTCAACAGGGAGTCCTGTCCCAAGGTCACAGTACAGAATGTTTCCCTTGCGGGTGCTGCACGAACCAGCCCCAGGTATCCAGTTATCAAGGACAATAGCCGCGGATGGTGGCATTGCGTCCAGTGACGAATACGCATCCCACCCATCGATAGGCGCATCGATTGCTGCCGCCTGGGACTGTGGAGAGCTTTTAGCCATCAGCTTGTCGATGGAAGGTAGAGATTGGTGTATGGGGCCTGAGACATTGCCCTCTGAACCCCACCTATGGTCTTGCTTCCCGCGTCTCTCCCGATGGCCTCGTTGACCTTGGCCGAGTAATTCTTGAACCACTCCTCGTACTGTGGGAGAAGCTTTGTCTGCGCCCAGTGGGCCTGGACGCCAAGAATCAGCAGGGAGTCTCCCAACAGGAACTTGTCAGTGTCCAGAGTGAACCTCTCCTTAGGGACGTCATCCTCCCTCAGGACTGGGTACTTGGTGGTGTACTCATAGTCGATCTGGTCGCCAACCGATGGGTCTATGAACCGAATCACATCACCGAAGCGTCTTGCTCGGTACGTGCCACCATTTCCGCGTCCGGAGAATGTGACCCCATGCCACGCGGCATTATCCACAGGAAAGTCGACCGGACCGGACCCCTCATGCTCCCACATCGAGTCCCCGCTGATTGTCTGGAAGTCGGACGGCAGGGGGTAGTCGGTGTCAACGATCCCAGGGATGGTCTCGATCATGACGAACGCACCCTTCTTTCTCAGGCCACCCCAAGGGTAGAAGTTCATGATCTCGTTAGCTACCCGATTGGCGATAGCCACCATCTGCTGGCTGTCAATGTCTAGACTCGACGTGAACGAGTCCCTGGCCAGGAATCCTGACTGCTGCAGAACGTCGTTAAGCATGTCCTTGAGATTCATGTCCGCCTCAGTGGAAGGTCACAACCCAGTTGTCTATGGGGTTGCCACTCGGGTTGTAGGGTCGACCTGTACCTGGCCCTGTGGGCACACTGGGACTGACCCCGCTGTCGCCACTGGCAGATTCTCGTCGTCCGACAACATCTGGGTGGTCTTGTCCACCTGCCGGATGCACATCCCTGACGTCGGGGCTGATTCCTCTGTCGTCTCTTCCTGGGCTTTGCGCCCCGTGTTGGATCGTGCCATTACTCTTCTCCTTCAGTACCTTGTTGATTGCGATTGCGAAGTCCCGTGCGTACTCGAGGTGCGGTGGGACCATCTCAGTGGCTGCCAGGGCTGGTATCGTGTCCAGGCCCATGTCACGCAGCTCCATCAGGTGCGTGATGTCCAGGTTCGGGATAATGTCCACTCCTGGTGGCCGTATGCCCTGCGAGGTCTGCTTGTACCTCTCGTACTCGATCCGATACTTGGCGATGTCCTCCGGCTGTGCTCGGTAGGATGTGAAGTCGGTAACACCAGGGGCCATAACCTTGATGTAGGTTGCCTTCTGGTAAATTCTCCGCCCCGCCGCCTCCGACGCCGCACGGTCAAGCTCGGCCTCGTCGAAGAACATCACGTACGGGTCTGCTGGCGTTCCGTCCACCATGCGGATCAGGTCTGCTTCGGAAAGTTGTGCCATGTGTACCTCATTAGTGGAGGGAGCTCCACGTGGAACCCCCTCCGGTTGTCGATCAGGTGTTGACCAGTACGCCTTGCAGGAAACGTGCGTTACAAGTCAGGTTGCCCATTGTCCAGTTCGGGATCACGTCGTAATCTGCGTTTTCCACCTTCCGCGCAGCCTCAGTCGTGAACCAACGATCAGCCGCTTTCTGGAACTTCAGGTACTTCGTGTTCAGGAAGTACATGCGTCCGCGCTTGGCGGTGACGAGGTCAGTCGCGCACTGCGGATCATACACGACCGGCGTTCCGATGAACTCCAGGGTGCGGAATCCGGCATCAGCCAGCTTGGAGCTGGTGAACCGTGCGTTGGCCTGCAGCAGCCCCCAGTAGCCCGTGAAGAACGTCGCATCAGCCATGATCAGATTGGTCTGGTCATTGCCACGGGTAGTGGCGAGACTCATGTTGTTCATACGGGTCAGAAGGGTTGCCGGATCCAGATCGGTCGTGGCGATCAGGTCAATCTGATTTCTCCACCAGGCATTCGCTACCTGGTCGATGCCGCCGATCGTACCGGCAGAAGCCGGGGTGTCAGACACCAACAGGCGCAATCCGCCGAACTCCTTGCCACCCTCACCCGTTCCGAGGGAGTACAGGGACAGGCCGGTCTTGTTCTTCAGGCCAGCCATCAGCGCGTCCACGCGGGACTTGGCAATCGATACTGCCTGCCACTTCTCGCGGTTCATGATCTTCTCCTTGCCGGAGATGAACGAGAACCCGCCCAGTTGCTTCCACTGGTACACGGCCGCGTCGATCACTTCCTGCGAGGTGTCGATGGTGAAGGTCTCGAAACCATCATAGAACTTGGTTGCGAGTGCCTGGTAGAGCAAGGGTTCGGTCAGTTCACGACCTCCGCCTGCGTTGACGATGTTGCCCGTGTCGTCCAGGGTCTTCAGGAAGGCATTGGACGCCGTTACTTGGTCGGCAGTGAACGACATACGGTTGCGTAGTGTCGTCGCTACCAGTTCTGTGAGATTTACAGCCATTTCATTTCCTCAGAATTGGATTTAACTGACCCGCCGTGCGAGGTTGTCGTACAGGTTCTCGATGTCTTCCTCGATTGACTTACCTGATGGACCGCCCTTGCCTGGTGGGAGCTTCGTCACAACGCCGACACTCTGAGCCGCTCTTGCCCGTGCCACTTGCCCCGATTGGGTGGGCGCTGCGCCGTTGACCTTCTGCGCTAGTCCCATCGCCATGTTGTAGGCCGCAGTGATCTGATGGTAGGGGTGTATCGGTCTCCCGTACATGTCCTGATCAGATACCTGCTTCTCTCGAATCAGCCCAGCAATTACTGGCGCCAATGCCTCAACGTGGGGGTGTGCCGGAGAACCGTCTTCGTTGGTCTCGCTAGTGAACGTTTGAAGTCCGGTCTGGACCTCTGCTACGCGGTTGTTCCACGCCTGCTGCTGCTGCTGCTCTTGGGCTTGTTGGCTGGAGAGCTGCTGGTTCTGGGCGAAGGCCGATAGCTGGTCGATCTGTTGCTTCATTGCTCGTTCGGTCGGGGTCAGATACTCCTGTTGTGCTTGAGGGTCTGGTCCTAACGTAACGCCGTACGACTTCGCCATGTCTCTCAGCCCTTGCTCCGGCCCTACTTGGGCGAGGTGGGCTGACCACTCCATCTG